TCACCTCGCTGAACGTGTGCCGCGAGGATGCCCGTCACGATGTAACTCAGCTGTGAGAATGTAGGGGTTTGTTTCTTGGTCATCTTCTGTTAAGATATAATTCCAAAGCGTTTGCTATCAAATCAAGTTTGTCCAGATGTTCATCGATATTGTTAGCGATGGTCATCAAGTGGTCGTTATTGCTGAATGTCTGATTCTCTTGTGGTTCGTCAAATGGATTGCCCATTCGTTTTTCGGCCTCATTCGCAAGTGCTTCAGCATCGATAAAAATACATTCTTCTTGAAGAGTTGGGAAAAGCGTTCCGTCTTCACCTTTGTCGATGGTTACATACTTTTCATTTCCGGCCATCTGTAACATAGCCTGAAGGATAAAATCGTATTTTGTCATGTCGCTTAATTTTTTAGGGTTTAAAAATCTGGTTCGCTGTTATCTGGTTTATCAAATGGCAGGCCTTGCGTCTCGTCATTCGGTAGCGGCTTATCCAGACCTTTGTAGTGGTACTTCGGACGCTCCTTGGTGCCATCCTTATAGATGATGCCAACGTCGAGTGCCTTATTAATGAGATCAGCCCTGCGGCGGTTGCTCGTCACGCCCTGCTTCACCAGTGCGCTGTCAACCTCCGAACGGCTAAGTCCTGCGGAAGTCCAGTTGAGCTTGCTGAAACGTTCGTCTGCCTCCTTGATGAATTGCATCTCCTTGGAGTCAACGACCTTCGTACCGTTGTCCTGAATCTCCACAGGTTGTCCCCATCCACCGGCATTGGTGACATATTGGAACAGCCAATCGGCAACGTCTCGGCCACGCGCCTTGTTCTGCTTCACGCGGAAGTAGATATCGGGCAGGTCGGGACGCTGCTCGTTAGGCTTCAGGTCGGCTTGCTTCACCTTGATGACGGTGAAGATTTCCGAGACTTTGCGCTGTGTGATACTTCCGAGCGTGCCGACCAACTTGTCAACCATCGGGTTTTCATGCAACACAGCCCACAGGCTTGTGTCGTAGTACGTCGCCAGCATCATGCACTTGCGGATGATGGGTTGGCATTCCTTCTGGTCGTTGTAATCTTCCACAATATCCAACATACCGTCCAGGAAGATGTCGGTGGGTTGCACCTGCCAAATGGCTTTCAGTATCTTCTTCCATCGGTCGGATGCCAACTCCGTGTCGCGCAGACGAAGGATGAAGAAATGCTCTTTGGCTTCATCTTTCGGAACACCCGACATGGAGATCACGCGGTTCTTGAAGGCGATGGTATCGTCTTTGCCCTGCTCGGTGTCGATGTGTAGGATTCGTGTCGGCCTAACTTGGAACGTCGGACACTTGTCTTCGCCCGTCAGGATGTTGCCCTGCTCGTCGCGCACGATGTGACCAACGTCACGCGCCAAAGTGTTGCCGAACTGCCTGCCCAGCGTCGCCGCTTCCAGTTGCGACATCAGTCCCGTCTTACCGTTGCCCGGCTTGCCTGAGATGATGTGCAACTCACCGACATCGGCAAACGGCACGCCGTCGCGCTCCATCGTGTATCGTGGCGGTCGGTAGGGTTCGTCGAAGTCGAGAAAGTCATTATCGACATTCGTACCGAACCACTCGTCACCCTTCAAGAAGTCGGGTGTCGGCTCCGGCTGACCGGGTAGTGGTATTTTGTTGTTGTATTCTGTCATAGTTCCTTTTTTGAATGTTCTTCGAGGGTGGCGTTGCGGTGCTCAGCGAGGTTTCTAAGGGCTTTCTTCATGTATCCCTTTGTGCGGAAAATATCGTCGTAGTCTTCTACGCCACTCGACATTGAATCATACATCAACTGAGGATTGCTCCACGTCTCAGTCAGTTGCATAAGGCCGTTCTGAATGTTCATGTCCTCTATCGGTTCCAGCGTATAGGTGGCATTAGGCTCAGTCATCAGCAGAGCCTTCTTCCATGCGTCGAGCACGCGCTGAAGCGAGAGGTCTGCGAATATCGCCCTTATCTTATCTTGTCGCGGATAGTTGATATTGGTAACGGCTTTATCGACAGCTGTATTGTAGATACTGACTGCCAACGACAGGCACGCCATAGCTACCATCGGCCATGCTGTATGTTCTGCGTATGGCATTTGATGATGTATCAGGCTCAGACGATATTTGTTATGCAGCGACGTAACCAGCGGACGGCTTATCTGATGAGCTTCGGCTCCCATGCCCTTCCAGAACTCGAAATAATCCTTGTCTGTGATATTCTCACCGAACATCTTGCGAGATTCGGGAGTGAGGTCAGCGACATGAAAGAGACGGTTCTTGGTGGCGTATATCAGCCGACGCTCATACTGATGATATTCGTCGATGGCTTTCAGATAGGCTTGCTTCACCTGGTGATGGTAGCGCGGATGAGCGGGTTTGCGCTGACCTGTCTTGGGGTCAGTCGCATTCCCGTTGATCTCGCTGAAGCAGTCAAACATGATATTGACAGCAGCATTATTGGCTACTCCAGTTACCGCCTTGACGGTAGAGATAGCAGCAAGCAGCTTGTTCTGAAAGTCAGGGGCAGTTACTAAAATGGTCTTGTTCATCTGCTCTCGTGTTTGTAGTCTCGCGCTGCCATCCTGTAGGACGGCTCTCAGCGAAGTATTCGTCAGAATGGTAGGTCATCTTCCTTCTCTTCCTTTATTTGTGGCTGTTGTGTCGTCTGTGCGGGCTGCTGTTGGAATGTAGGCGGTGTCTCAGGCTGTTTCAGCCATTCGAAGTTGTAGATACTCATATCGTTGAATACCTTCGTTTCTCCGCCGTTCTGTGGCGTATAGAGCCTTACCTTATGGCCAAAGCCTATACGGACATAAAGCGGACGTGTCAGGTTTATGACACCGTTCTGAATGATCGGTTTTCCGTCCGCATCCGTTTCCATCCACTTTTCAATGCTCTTGATGGCTTCCGTGCTGAATGACTCAAGAAGCACAGCGTCACTGCTTCTGTCTGTGGGATTCTCTTTATACTCGAAGATGAACGGCAGACGCTCCCACTGATTGCCTGTTCTCTCACTTGTGCCACTGCGTTTCGGCAGCACCTTTGTAATTGCTCCTTTAAATTCCATAATAATATTTATTTGCTATTCATTTTTGCGTCCGCAAACTTCTTGAAGCTGCGGACATCTTTTAATTGTGCATAAGACATTGAACGGTCAGTATAAAAAGTCCGATAAATATTCACGAACCTGTCACCGACGTTGACAGTATGACCACGCAACCACGATGCAGGCGTTCGCAGGATAATATGATCGTGCTTCTCACCTTTCCGTGGTGGACGGGTATCACTCCATCCTGTGGCGACAAACTCCACGAAGTTGCGCATCACCTTCACACGGTCTGACATATCCACGCCAAGGCGTTCTTTGTCGGCCATACGCAGGAACATGTGGGCAGTGTAGATATTAATCCCGTTACGTTCACCAGTACGATTGCCGTCATCGTCGGTGTCAACCGTCGTTATCGGAATCATAATGGTCATAGACTGGTCGGTGAACTGATACAGTATCGTGCGGATATACATGCGGAATACTTCGTCGTTCTTCGATATGAGATACGTTAGCCATCTGTTGCCAGTTGTCGGTGATGTGTAGAAGACCGGTTCCGAAAAATTGTACTTTTTCTTAGATTCGAGCACGTCCCAGCCGCCATCATCCATTAGTTTTAATGTCTGCTGTCGGCTGCTGGTGTGCTTCTTCAACCAATACTTCGCCTTCGGATGGTCTTCCCAAAACTCACGGTCAATGTCTCGCGGTCGTGAGTATTGGCTAATCATTTTATGTTTGGATTTTTTTCTGCTTGGGCTTTGATAGCATTCAGAATAGCTTCGTCGTTTCTTTTGCGACCGCTGCTCTTTCCTTTAACCTTTTTAGTTGATTCATCACACTCTGCATCCTTGTCTTTAGCCGCCTTTTTTCCTTTGCTTTTGGAAGGCTGCTTTCCGTCCTCGTCACCGGCATCCTCCTTCTTGGAGGCCTTATTTCCCTTGGCAGATTCGGCTGAATCTTCGAGTCTCTTCAGGATGGTGGCTGTATTGGCCAGGGAGTTCAACGTCTGTTCGCTGCGTCTCTGAATGTCGGCTAACTTAGTTGATGTCTCGTCTACCACCTTCTTGTTCTTCGCGTGATCGGCTTCGGTGGCTTTGAGTTGTACCTCTATTTGCTCGATACGGTTAACGAGGCCGGATATAGTCTTTTCAGCCTGGGTCACGTATTCGATAGCCTTATCCATACGCTCGATGGTGGTGTTGTACTGGCTCGTGAGCAGTCCTACGCGCTGTTTCAGGGTGCTTACGTCGGTGGCGTAGGCCTCGCCAAGCATCGCGGAGAATAGAGTGCTCAGGATGGTGCCTCTATCCATGTTTGCTGTCTCGCAGAGTCCGACATGAGTGAGGAATCCAGCTAACATGTCCGTCTCGTTAAAATACATGCACTCTGTACCCTCGACGGTTAACGCATAGCCGTTGGGCACGTTCTTCAACAGGATCTTCTTTAATTCCTTCTTTGCCATAGTTCTCAAAAATTTAAAATGTTAGTATTTGTTGGCTGTGACTTTCACAACCTTTGTTATGTCCTTCTGATAAATCGGTATCATCATCTGCTTTGCCACAGGGGTCTTCCCGTCGGCTTTCAGATATGTACCATAATACACAAGTGACGGCACTTCGAATGCCGCCACCTCTATACGGTCCACTCGCATGAGTCGGTAGATGTGACCTTGCACACCGTTCTTACGCTGTATCTTTATTTCTGTGCCTATCACGTCACCGATATCGGCTGGAGCGTTCTGCATCGCATATTCCTTCTTTAATTTGTCGGCTGCTCTGAGAGCGCGGCCATGAATACCGGCTATCTGTTCTTTCATCCTAAGCACTGTCGTGCGGTCGGGCAACCGGCTCGCCATCTCGATGTCTATCTTTTCTTGGAGCATCGCTTCCATTTCGGCAAACTTTTTGTCGCTTTCGGCTATCTGTTGCTGTAGTTGATTGTACGTCATAGCTATTCAAATATTAATCTTGATATCCACTCGCCTACACCAAGAATCACCAGCAGGATGATTCCCATCGCTGCGCCAACAGCTATCTGTTGCATGGTGTTTCTGAATCCTACGATCTCTGCGAACTCACGCCAGTCTGTCTTCTGCTCATTGATGAGCTGGTAAATTGATTTTCTCATAAGCCTTTGATTTTAAAATTAAGTAATGATGTAGCCGTGACGGGAATCGAACCCGTGACCTCATATGCGCTCTTACCTACTGAGCTACACGACTATATTAAAAGCCCGCACAACCGAAGCTGCGCGGGCAAAGATTCTATATCTATATGAATGATATAATCACATCCTATCGACTTCCTAACTTCTGCGATGATTCTGCGCGTTTTGATTTGAATCGCACTGCCGCGCATTTGCTTTACTCTCTATATTGGTGAACACGTCACACTGGTACCCTGTGGCTCAGCAAGGTTTCTCACCTCCGCGTCATCACCTCGATGATTCGCGTCTGTCCGGTCGCGCTACCCTCTCGCTCTGTTTCAAACGAGGTCCCTCGCACGTTGCCTCCACATCCGGCTATGTATTGGTTCGATGGTCGCCGCTGCGAGCCCTGCCGTTTCTGGGTGCCGAGATTTCAATCTCGTCGCTCCGTTTGTCGGAGTCTCTAAAATGTTGGTGGAGGTAGCAGGATTCGAACCTGCGGGTTGTGCGATGAGCTCTTGTCGCATCTGTGACAGTTGCATATCCGCTCTCTGGTGCCTTCAACCACTCGGCCATACCTCCCAAATGTTATCCTGTAATCTTTTCACCTTCTTTCGTAGTCTCTTGAAAAACCTGTCTATTCTCCCGAACCGGCAGGACCAAAAGCCTATGTCAAATCAGAAAAATAATCTCTAAAAGACCGCCCGCTGGCGACACAAAACATAGAAAAAAATCTTCTAAAACATGTACTTTATGCAATTCATTACTTTGTGGTTTCTTTTAATTCTTTTATCCTTCCGTCCTCAATCATCTCCAGTATCTCATGCAGAGGATAGAGCCAGCCCTGTGCGTGCTCCACGCCCTGCGGGTCGCGCCAAATCACCTGGGTACGGTTGAATATCTTGCCATGATCCTTCAGGAACCTCGGAGTCAAAGTGCCCACATGCTCGCAAAGAACCTCAGCCGTTACCCACTTCTCGCAGTACGTCCGCATGGCTTTGCTCACTGCCGCCACAATCTTCGCCTCCAGTACCTTCTCGCTCATAGTTACGAAAGTCTTGTGATGGTGATACTTCTCTGCATACTGCCTTCAACGGGATCACCGATGACTGCTTTGAACATCCAACCGTAAGTCTCCTGACGGTTCTTCGCCTGGTAAGCATAGGATGCGGCACTCTTGGCTTTGTCCCAATTAGGCAGCGTAAAGGTCTTCTGGTCGCCAACGGCAAACCTCATCAAATCTTCCTTTGTTACCTTTTCTTTTACCATAATTGTTTAAAATTGCTTAAATAATTAGTTACTTTGTTACAACTTGGCAGAAAAAGCCGTATATTTGCAATCCAACACCCTCGCAAAGTGTTCGCAAATTAGGCGGTTATCCGCTTGTGAAAAGACGGCCTCCCGTCTGACGGCTATTTTCTTGCCTCGTTGGTTACTTACTTACTTTCGGGTGCAAATATACAAACTTTCGGTGAAATCAGTGCAATTCTGGTGGAAATGTGGCTTAATTTTAATATAATTTAAGAGAATTACGGTGTAATTATGGATGAAGACAGTAGAATCGAAGAGAAAAAGCAGTATAATGCACCCTTCCTGCGAGCTCTCGACTATCTAATGAAAGAAATGCGGCTGAATAAGAAAGAAACGGCTGCACTCGTCGGTGGTAGCGCATCCTATCTTTCTGACTGTCGCGCAGGCAAAAAGCGTGTCGGTGAAGACTATATGAAACGGCTCGCAGCGGCATTCATAGAAAACCTGGGAGAACCGCTTAACATGAATTACCTCTACGGAAAAAGTCAGTACATGCTACTGGATAATGTGCCCGATTCCGAAATCCTCGAAAATCAGAATAAAGAGGCAAATCCTGACTATGAGGTGATGAAATTACAAAAGCATGAGGATGCGCCTCAGACCATTCCGGCTGATATACTGAAAGAGCTGGAGTGGCTGAGGAAGGAGAATGCTGATCTGCGGATAATGGTCAACGATAAGCAGCAGCGTATCGATGAGCAATCACAGACTATTGCCGATCTAAGGAAAGACAAAGAGACAATGCGCACAACTATCGAAATGCTTCAGCAAAAGGATATTCTTACAGACTCTCCATTCCCCATCGGTGTAGCCGACAGAGGTGAAAGAGGTGATAAAAATACCACGCACGTATGATTATATATGATATAATAGTTTTAGCCGTGATAATCGTTATCCTGGGGAAATGTTTTACCAATGTTTTCCCAGCCATACCATGCGAAACACGGTTAACCTATTTATATACAATCAATTACGTCGAATCGCGCATGTCCCCAAACGGA